TTATAACACTTTACAAGCATATTCGTATAACTTTTCGGCTGTCTCAAGTGTAACTTTGCCAATTTCACGTTCACCGTTTCTTAATCTGGAGATTACAGAATTAGAAATGCCTGTTTCTTTTGAAATTTCATATGATGTGATATTGCTATTCAATAGATCACGAATTTTATTTCTCATTATTCGTTCTCCATTTCTCTAGTGTAATTGATAGCCCATGAAACAGCAGGTAAGTTTCTACTTGAACCCACGAAAGAACCACCTTTTTCATAAGTTTCAATCTCAATAGTATCTCCGTTGTCTGCAGGATATACATAAAAACTTTTATTTTCTGTCTCGAATTTAAACCAATCTTTTGTATTCATAAACCACTTACTGTTTTCTTTAGCCCATTGTTTGAATTCAGAATATATATTTAACATTTTATTATTTCCTCCTGCTATTACCTTATGACTACATTATAATTGCCAACTGGCAATAAGTCAACAATTATTTTGCCGTTTGGCAATATTTATTTTAGGCATAAAAAAGAGGGTAGCCATAGTGACTACCCTTGCGTAATGTCGTGGCAATTTAATTATATCATTTCCAATCTATTTTACCCCAATATTTCTCATTTTTAATTCTTTGTTGTTTATCTGTAATTTTACAAACAGCGCAGTAGAAATCTTTTTTGCTTGAACCAGGTTGAACATATCTAAATCTAACCCACCAGTAGCCATCTTTTTTAATCACTTGGTCAAACGGAACGTAATCTCCATTGTATAACCATGAGCCACTTTCAACCACAGTGCCTTTAAGTCCAGGTGACTTGCGTACTTTAATTGTACTGTTGGCAGTAAACTTACCTGCCCAATTCCACGTTGTTTTAGTTTTAGATGGTTTGCTCTTAGGCGCATCGATTTGTCTACCATTAATAGCCTCTGCAATACGCTTAGTAAAACTATCTAGGTGTGTAGTTATATAGTCCATGTCTTTTTTACTAGTGATGAAACCTAACTCAATTAATCTATAATTTAGATTGAGTTGACCTGTAACGTTAGCATTTAATAAATCGTTTCTAGGTGTCACACCTCTAATTTTGCCAACTGTCTTACCTAGAGCGCTAGATAACGCTTTGTCTATATCGTCTGCGGGATATCTATCGCTTACAATGACATGTCCGCCACTTGCTTGTGGACTAGCTGCGTCTAAGTGGAATTCTACAATAACATCAGGTTTCACGTTCTTTTTAACCCAATATAAACCATAATCTGAATAGTTACCAACACGTTGACCATATAACGTGTCTTGATATAAATCTTGATTCATTGACGAACCACCGTATAAAACAACTGTATTACCTACACTTTCAAGATACTTTTTAACTCTTGGTATGATGTTTTTACGGTTGAAATCACGTTCATTATATCCATTTGCTACGGCACCGGGATCATTTGAATAAGCACCTTTACCATGTCCAGCTACAAGTAATATTTTCTTACCTTTCTTAGCTTTCGCTTTCTTAACTGGCTTAGTTTTGCTTTTAACTTTGTTTTTAGTCGTTGCTTTAGCATAGAACGGTCTAATAAACCACATAGGGAAGTCGTAACCATGTGTGCGTCTTGTTGTTACTTCTGGAGGTGTCCAATATGCACCACCCAACCAATTTTGCTCAAGTATCTTTATAGAGTTGGAAGTAGCAGAGACGACGATACCAACGTGGCCATAACCCTCGCCATAATTTCTATTGAAAATTACAACATCTCCGGGTTTAGCTAAGAATGATAATGTATTTTCATAAACAGTAGCTTCACCAGTAAAATTGTTCCATGTCGGAATATCCGCAGCGCCTACACCTTTTAAAGTATGACCGAATAGGTACAACCAATATTGGTTGGCTACATCAAAGCACTGGTAGCCATACGCTCTGTCCGGGTTCCATGCTTTGCCTTCCATTTTCTTCAAATAAGCTATCGCTTGTTTATATGTTCTAACAGATACCATTAAAAATCATCTCCATTCATTCTAGGCGCAGCACCTGTTGTGCCTGTACCTGCTTTAACTTCATGTATTTTTTGTTGCCCTTTTTGTGCTGCGTGAGAGAAATTATTGTTCTTCCACCAAGTCCATAAAGAAACTGCACCAGTAATAATAGAACTGATAGTCACTTCGTCTACTGGAATAGGCGATATATGTTTTGTAGCTAAAAATTGGTTAACCCAAGCTAAAATAAACACGATTGTTCTAACGATTGAACCTACATCTGTTTTCATGTATACACTCCTTATTCAAAATAAAAAGCCGACACATAAGTGCCGACTTAGTTTAGTTATATTGCAAAATTATAATTTAGTATTAGCCAATTACTTGAACCTTCTAATAGTCTTGCTGTACCAGAAGTTTCTATAATAATTCGGGTTAAAACATTTCCAGAGTCTCCTTTTGATATAGTAGAAATATATTCTCTCTTGCTTGGTCTTAACCCCTCAGGCAAAGTGAATAATGTTGTCCCAGAGTCTTTTAAGCCACCAGAAATAAGGCCACGAATATATACAACCCCACCTTTTATTTTACATTCAGCGACAGTATCGTTTCCGCCATAATTTTTCCATCCATTAAGCAATTCTAACGATAACCATTCAGTTGAATATTCATTAGTTCTCCATTCGCTCCAAGAGTTCATGCCGGATATCGTTCTGCGAATTAAAATTTCATAGCTTTTCACATGATAAGGTATAGCTAATTGTATAGCATTCCCTTGTCCCATTTGAAAATGAAGGATTGAATACGTGATTTCACCCGGACTATTAAGCGTTTCTCTTGTTGCCCAATAAATTCCGTTTTCTTTTATATTGTTTAAATCTACTGATATTGTTGTGATTTTTGGAATATTTGCGTTTTTTAAGCTGTCTGCTGTTAAATCAGCCATTCTTTTAGTGATTTGTCCAAAATCATAATTATAACTACGATTTCTGTTGTTGTTATTTTTCTTATCAACATACAAAAAGTCTGATACTTTTCGTTCTTCATATCCATTATTGTCTAATGGCAAATTAATAAGACTACCTCTGACAACAGTTTGTGCAGATCCTCCGCCATCTAAAGAATATGCTGTAACGATATCGTTTTTTACACAGATATCATATAAATCATTATAAGTTACGCCAACACCTTTGATTCCTTTACCTTGTACTGTTATAAATACTAAATCTTTGTTTTCTTTTTGCCCAATTACCTGTCTAGCATGGTTTTCTTGAACATTTTCAGTAACATTGTATAAGTTATAATCACTTTTTTCTCCATTTTCGATTAAAGGGTAAAAACCTGTTAAAGCTATATGACAACCATCATCTATAATTTTTTGTGCCGGAATGTCTGAAGTATAATAAGTTAATGTGTTATCTTCTTTTATACCTAACGTGTAATTATTACTATGTGATGACTCTTGTATTATTTTTCCTTCGTTAATTTGTACGCCTAAAGACACGTTTGTTTTCATATCGAATACAGAAGCGTTAGCTACAAAGGAAAGGTTTTTTTTGTTGGAAAAACTACGTGCTGTTTCTAAAACACCATCAGAAAAATTATCATTAGCGAACCCACGTTTTAACTTGATAATATTACCTTCCTCATCTTTGTGCGGGATGGTCGTTACATAGTATTCACTATTGGTTTTTGCGTCTACAAATTTTTCATAAGTTATATCGTAATAATCATCTTTTTTTAAATTATTAACTTCTGTCATATCAGCATCTTTTCCCGGAACACCTTCAGGACCACGCTCACCTTTAAGAGACTTTAGCTGTTCTTGTGTGAAGTCGTCGAAAGTGAAAGGATCACCTTTTTCTCCATTTGCACCATCTACGCCATCTTTACCGTCTATTCCATTTTTTCCGTCTAGTCCATTAACTCCATCCTTGCCATCTTTACCTTTTTCACCTTGAATACCCCGTGGACCTTGTTCGCCGACTTTGCCCGGTGGTCCTTGAATACCTTGAACACCTTGTTCTCCTTGTTCACCTTTAAATAAATTAGAGTTTTCTGTAACGTAGGTTTGCAAGTCCGTTTCTAACTTAGATTTAAAATCATCATCCATCAAACTCACTGCATTTTCTTTCATTACATTTTTAACTAATCCTTGTAATGAATCTACATGTACTTCTTTTCCGATAGGTCCAGTCATTCCGCTATCTGTAATAGTGAAATAAAAGTTGGCAACGTGAACACTATCTTTTTTATTAGCTAAAAATAATTTAGCGTCTACTTTCCCTGCATGTTTAATGACATTGTCAGACACCTTATATTGAATGACACCGTGTTCAGGTAAAACAACCTCTAAAGGTTCATTAGTAAATATAGAACCGTCTGAACTAAACAAATCTAAGCGAGGAGTCATATCAGTTTTGTTGAAATCTAATACTTCGTTATTATCTTTTATAGTGATTCTTATATAAGCCGATCCGTCATCTTCTGTGTAAAAATTAGCACCAATAAAACCGTTCTCAGCCGTACCAACATTTATGTTAGTAGAAACATCTGTCATTTTGAATATCATATATCCACCTCGTTATTTATTATTAAAGGCTACCTACTCATAGTAGATAGCCTTATTTGTATTTATCTCTAACGTAGTAGAGACCTTTTAAACCTATTTTTTTGTAGTAATAATTTATGTTTGTTGCTTGGTGCTTACACCAATTAATATCCGTTGCGTATTGATGTGTAGCTGGATGTTTAGGATTCCAACGCATACGGTACAATGTATTTTGCCCTTTGCTTATATAGTCGCCCCTTACAAACTTAGCACCACCCATGATACCTTTAGCAGGTGTAGTCCAACCTCTATTTCTAGCAAACGGAATAGCGTTATTTGGGTTGTTGTCATATGCACCAATACCAAAGTAGTTGTATACACCGTAACGACCACTTGCGAAGTTAGATGTACCGTTACCACTTTCTAGAAATGCATGCGAGATTAAATATATTTCATTTATATTGTATTTTTTACAAGCATCAGCAAAGGCTTTGCCTTGTCCGGATAACGTTCCTTTACCTTTCAAAATAACGTTTAGCTTACTTACAGGAATACCTTGATATTTACCTAAATCAAGCATTTGATAGCGTTGAGTTGAACTATTCCAAATAGTCGTTGGATTCATTGCTGCACTTACATCGCTACGACTAGGGAAGTACCATGTATAACCATTACTTTTTTGTGGATAACCACGAGACATTTGCATGTTTAAAGCAGTTTGGAATGAATATGCGCTTTTTTCTTCAACGATACGTGGTTTAGTTGGTGTTGGTTTAGATTTCTTAGTTGTCGGTGTAGATTTCTTAGCAGGTGTATCAACGGAAGTATTGTTTTTAATCTTAATCGTTGCTTTAGTTGTTGTTGTTGTAATCACTTCTTTTTGCAACTTATCTTTATTTAGATACATTCCGATAATTTTCTTTTCTACTTCCTTATACTTACTTTCATCAGGAATATTGTTTTTAATAAGGTCATAGTTGATTAAGTCTTTCATAGTACGCCAAATATTCTCATCACATTTTATCGTTGATTCTGACAGTTTAATCTTGCTCCAACTCATGAGCCATACACCGTAAATAAGCGCCTGTATTTGGTTAAGCATAAATTGGCGTTTACTTTCCGTTTGTCCACCGCATACTTCTAACACAAGCCAACCCGGTTGTTCTGGTGCCATATGATCACTTGCTCTAGGTGTCCATATACGTTCCCTATCTATATAAACATGTGGGTATTCATCATCATTCACGTATTTATTACGTTGTAGATAAAGTTCTTCTACTGAACGTAGGTAAGGACATTCTTTGATGTAAATACCTTTTACTTTTCCGATAGGCTTACCATTGTCTACTGCAAATTGGTGAATGTATTCAAGTTCTTTATCCAAATCAGAGGCAAACGATGTATAAGATACTTTAGTCACCTTTTTGGTAATAGGTTTAGTATCTTCTTTCACATTCTTATTCGACGGTTTAGGAGTTGGAGATGGTTTGGTGTCTGGTTTAGGTTTAGGTTTAACTTCTTTTTGATATGCAGGTCTCACAAAAGCTAATAGCCCATTATAAGTATGATTAACTTTAGAAGCAGGAGAACCTGCATATGAGTTAGCCCCGAACCAATTCTGATCTATACTCGTAAACCTATTCTTATCAGACGGACCAACTACGATAGCAACATGACCTACACCGTTATTGAATGAACCTGTACCCCATACTGCAAAATCACCCGGCTTGGGTACAAAGTTAGGTGTATTCTTATAGACTTTAAAGCCTCTAGGGTATTTATACCACGCCATATGAATTGCATTACCATTACACCAGAAACCCCAGTATCGACCTAGAATGTAGTTAGGTAGATCCCAACATTGCGCACCACCACGTCCATCGATATCTAGTCGTTTCCCTATCCTACTTCTTGCCCATGATGCTACTTCTGATGCGGTAGGCTTTCTTTTCTTCGGGTCTGGTAGTCCCATATATGCACCCCGTTTCTATGCAAAATAAAAAGCCGATACCGAAGTATCGACTTAAAAAAATACTTGTGCAAAACCAAACGCTGCCGCAATAACTACACCAAGCGCTCCTATTGTAGCAACGACGATTTGCACACTACCTTTTTGTTTTGTGTCAATTGTGCCTTGTATAGTATTTATCTTTTCATCATGACTTTTGACTGTATATTTGATTTCGGTCATTTCATTGCCGACATTAGTCATAGTATCGCTTAGTTTCTCAAGATGTTTCTCAGAGCGCTCTTGAGATTCAAAACTCTGTTGCTGGATAGTAGTTTGACGATCTACTTTATTGTTTAACTCAGACATCTCTTTGTTGTGCTTAATTTCATTCTGGTTAATTCTTTCGTATATCTTACCATTACTATCCACCCATTCATGACGAAGTACATATTTATCTTCTTCTGGCAATATCGGCACCTCCAATATAAGACACTACAAAACCTGTTGCCGACATCAAGCCCATGTGTGCAGGTGTAAGCCAGTTAATGGAATGAAAAAGGCTTGCACTTGTCATCAAGAAATACAAAACTCCTGATAAAGAACCCCCTACAAGTAATAGCCAACTACTTTTAGTGTTTTGGTCACTAGAACTTAAATGAATTGCTGAAGTCATAAGGATAACCGCTGCGATCATTACAAGTATGCCCCACATCCAAATAGGCATAATGTGATGTAATGCGATATAGAAATCTGAATCATCAAGTACATCTCCCTGTTCTTTACTCCAGAACAAACCTCTTACAAACACTCTGCCACCGTATGAGAAAACCATCACAGCAGCGATAATCTCAGCAAACGTTAAATCTTTCATATTGTTTTTCATGTGCCACCTACCTCACTTATAATAAAAAGCCACTAACTACTCTGCTAGTGGCTCGTAATCAAAACCAGTGATTTCTTTATACTCTTCTTCAGTGATCCATTTGATAGCGACTGATTGTTTTACTTTTTCTAAAGGGAATAAATTTAAACCGTAATATTTTTTTACCATTCTATACATTTGTATTACCTCCAGTCATGAATAATTCCATTAACGTTGCGATATCTTTCTGTGTGCTATCAATTTGTGCTTGTTGTTCCACATTCTGTTGTAATAAAGCTGAAATCATAACATCTTTCTCATCAGGGTTAACTTCAGGAACTTCTACGTTATTCTCAAAATCTTCTTTAGATTGACCTATCCATGATTTACCATCGTAATAAAAAGGTGCGTAGATACCCGTCGGAGGTTTTTGTTCCGTCCATTTCTCTTTAGGGTAGACATATTCACCATCATTATTTGAAAATACTAAAACTTGTTGGCCATTCTTCCATAAATAAACTACTTTCATCTCATCACTCCGTCCATTCATATTGTCCATAGACATAATCAGTATCTTTCCACACTGACGCATCTCCTACTGCACTAAAATCAACTAAACCTGACGGGTTTAAAGCAATACGACCTAAATATTTAGAACGTGGTGTGCTAATGTTGAAAAAGATTAAATTCTTAACGAAACCTTTAGGTAGCATTGCAATCGTTTGACCATGAGCAATATTAGTAACATTTAATCTAATCATTTTTTTAGTAATACCATCTTGTGTAATAGTACGGTATGCGCTTGTAAAACCACCGTTTGCAATTAGTCCATCGTTAGGAGTAGAACCATTGACTATTTGTAAATCTATCCAGCCAGTATCTTCGATTTTAGGATTTAAAAGTACCCAACCTTTATCTACTCCGTTTGTATGAATGGTTTTCATCCATGTTAGATTTTGATAACTTTGAGTAAGTTTGATTTGTTTTCTTCCATTCCCCCCTTCAGTAATATCAATTTCTGCTATATACCCTCCGCCATTTGGATCTGATGGAACATTTGCAACATTATTATCGCCAATTATTGAACATTCATATAAACCTGAAGTTAGCATTTCTACTGGTTGAGTCAAAGTTCCAATCCACTGACGAGTACCATCGTTTTCTGTAAATTTATACTTTTGCCAATCTAACTCATTTAATTTATCATCTACGTCACTTTTAGTTGTAAAACCATTTGTTTCTAATGTTTCGTTAAATTGATTAACTTTATTATCAATTACTTGGTTAGCATCATTACTTTTAGTTTCAAACTCATTTTTAGCGTCACTAATCGCTTGTTGAATACTTGCGTTGATTGTTTCATAATCACCAATTACGAGTGATTTAGTAGCTTCAATGTCACGAATAGCATTGTCTTTAGTTGAAGTGATTGTATTTACTGCATCAGACTTTGCTGTATTAATCGTTGAAATACTTTCGTTTCTAATCTGAATGATTTTGCTTTGTGCATTGACTACAATTTGATTAATTTCACTTACTAAATCAGACGTATCTGAAATTTCTTGTTTCAACTCTTGTACTTTACCTTCGATTTCTGCACGAAGTTCATCGAACATACGAATGTAAGATACTTTGATATCACTATCAATTTGATTGACTAAACTATCACGTACTGTGAATGAGAAAGTACCTAACACAACTGTGTCATCTTTGCCTAAGTTGTTATAGTCATTAAGTGATAAGTACACTTCGCCTAACACTTCTGAATTAACTACACTTTTTAAAAACCAACCCGGAACAGTTACACCAATTAACCCACGCATTGGATCAATGAAATCTACATCTAACACTCCAGAAATGCTAGGTCGTTGGTTTTCATTACCGTTCATCGCTTTAAAGAAAGCATAACCTTTAACGTTTTTATCTGAAATTAACAATGGTTTATCGTTCTTAGTTACTCTGAATTGGAATTGTGCAGTATTTTTATCTAAATTATAAAAACCGATACCTTTATCAGATACCGGTTTTAAATACGCACTTTCTTCTAAATCGACTTTAGCTATTTTTTCTAATTCCATTATCTAACCCCCCACGTTACTAATGCGATAGCACAACCTCTATCTTCTGAATAAGGAGAAGTGATTTCTTGCACCCAACCTTTACCATTAACGTTGTCTGTATAGCCAATACCAGCACGACTATTAATGAAGTCATTCGCAATAACATCTTTGTCTACGTTTGTGTAAATTTGTCCTAATAAACCGACTGCGTTCCATTCTGGACGCTCTGAACGTGATACATAAGGTAATTCAGGGTTATAGTTAGGGTTTTCTACTGGAACATCACGCCATTCGTAATGGATGTTGCCATCATCATCTGTGTAAGATACTTGTTTGTGTTCAGTAACTAACACACCGTACTCATCAACCAAATATCTATCTTTATGATGATACGATTTATCATTGGCTACTAATGCAGCAGTACCAGAAATAACACCTAAGATAGGTTCATCTGGTTGCGCTCGTCTGATTTTCCCATCATCTAACGTGACGATTGTTCCTAAAGGTATTTCTTCGCCACTTTGAGATTCGTACAATTCGGCAATGTCGGCGCTATTTTGAGTTAATTTACCAGCTAGAGTTAAATTCCCAGAATAAGTACTTAGATCAAACTTAATATTGCTTGTAGATGCACTTCCAGTAGAAGAATAACCACCGACGATATGATAATTACCCGGTGCTTTCACTTTACGACTGTTTATTACAATTTGAGTGTGTCCGCCTTTTTGGGTTTCACTTTCTAAAGAACTTATAACTCCTGAACGAGAGCCATACGCTTTTGAATTTTGACCGGAACCAATCACGTAACTTCTGCCGCTATATGCTTTGGATCCACCAGTAGAAGCAATTACTGCACTTGTATCTGCAATTCCTCCACCACCAGTCGAAGCAATACTTGCGCCACCTTTTAAAACAGTAGGAACTACATTGTATTTTTCTTTTGCAATAACTGCACCATTCGCATAATTATCTGCTGTTACTCCAGAAATAATCGTAGTATTGTTGTAAGTTTCGATTCCGTTGCCTGTTCCAGTACCTTTTAAGTTACAATTCATGATTTTTAGATCGTAAATTCCAGATCCACTAGCAATACCAATTTTAGGTGATGAATTATAGATATTAACGTTACTTACAATAAAACGTGTACCTCTGTTAGCACCACCAAAGAATTTAATATCAGTCCCTGCATTTTTAAAACCAGTAATATTAATGTTATTTAAGATTACGTTTTCTGCCATAAATTGAACTGCGATAGCAGGGAGCGTTTTATCTAATTTACCGCCTTCTAATTTCCCGAAATCACTATCACCAATTGCAGTGAAATTATTGACTGATACATTTTTGTAAGCACTGATTAATAATGCTCTAGGTGTAGAACCCGGATAAACTTTATTGTATTTAGGATATAAAGCCACACAGTTGTTGAGTGCTACGTCATAAGCAGTTTTAGATTTAGCGTCGGTTTTCGCTCTATGGTGTCCGATATGACGAATGTTATACGCTCTTAAATCTTCGATAGATACATGATTATTAACAAATACACATCTTGCAGCACTAGCAGTAGCATGTGCTTTGATTTCTACGCCACCAAAATTTCTTTCAGTTCGATTATCTGATAAGAATACAAATTGTGAACCATCATCAATTTCAATACCGTTGTTATTCCCACCTGTAATCGTAGGATGATGAGCGTAACAATTAGTAATTGTGATATATCGTGAGTGATGGGTAGTAATTGCATCATCACCGCAAGCATAGGCTTCGCAATTATCAATATGAATATGCTTGCTTTCTAATGCGTAAGGTACTCTATTTCCGTCGCCTTCATAGTAGTAATCATCATTTGCATAAGTTACGTCAATACAATGTAGTAACGCACTATGTGATTTAACGTTGTAAATATAACCATTGGTTACACCAGCAAATCGAATATTGCTTGAACGTGAACCTCCAGTTGGTTTGAGTGATTTATTCTGTCTGAACTTATTACCGTCAAAAGTAAAGTTCTCTAGCGAAATATCTTCAGCATGTCCACCCATTCGCAAGTTAGTAATACCGATGTTCTCTGCTGGTGTACTATCCATAAATTTAATTGTTGTAATATCTTTACCTTGTCCTACTAAACGTGAGTTGTTAGGCATTTTAATACCTGTTGTGAGATAAGTACCACCACTCATAGTTACCATTACATTACCGTAACCTAATGCGTCTTTGAACGCTTGCGTACTGTCTTTTTGTCCAGTTGGATCAGCGCCAAAGTCATCTACATTTACAACACGTTGAATTTTCTTCATTAATTCGCTACGCAAACTCTTACGTTCATTTTCTTCTCTTAAAAAGTCGTGATACAAACGACCAGATAAGTCGTCAAAACTTTCTGCATCCATCGATGTACGACTTGCTCTTAATTCTTGAATACCATTACCATTATGACCTAGAACTAAATTTGTTACTTTCTCATTTTGATAATTCAATTCATCAGAAAGGGAAACATCTTGTCCTTTCTTAGTAACATGTTTAATTTGGTCACTGGTATGTGCATCACCTTTTTGTTTCTTGTGGTCATTCAATTCTTTGTTAGAACTATCTGCCCATAACTTAATTTCTTCAAAGTTATGTTGTAATTGGTCGACAAATTTATAACTAAAGAATGAATGTAATCGTGTGATTAAATTATCTAATTTTAACATTTTTGACCTCCTTAGCCATAAAAGCCATAAAAGTTTTTGATTAATTCATACATAATGACTTCGTGACCTTTCTCATTAGGATGTAGCCCGTCAGGCATGCTTGTCTTTCTATATGAAGGAATATTAGGTTTAAACTGCGATGAATGGTAAGCGTCATAAACCGGAATATCTAACTCATTACATGCGTCTACTTGAGTGCCTACATAATCTTCTAAAGTTAAACCTAAAGTGTTCTTGTCAGTATCTCTACGTGTGATTTTCTTATCCACGATATAGCACTGTTTTGTGGGTGTCATGACGATAATTTTCGATTTAGGGTTATTCTTCTTAATCAACTCAATTGCACTATAAAAGGCACCGTAAAACGTTTTTGTGTCCGTTTTATCAGTGCCTATCTTTACATTGTTAGTCCAATCGTCATCAGTACCTTGTACGATGATTAAATCGCCTTTTATTTTACTAGATTGTTCGTATATACTGTTTTCTTTTATAGTCGACATCGTTGCTCCACTTACAGCTAAATTAGTTGCTTTGGCTTTCAACTTCTTAGCTAACATATCTGTAAAGTTAGTCTTAGCATGAGAGCCTTTAGCTACACTATCACCAATTGTTCCTATCGTTTTAACTTTTTTAATCACAGATTTATTAGTAAAGTCATGAATAATCGTACCATTTGCTGTTGTGACACTCTTAGCTTCAGTTTCTTTCAATTTACTGTTTAATTGTTCAGTTCTACCTAATAATTGTTGGTTTGTTTTAGTATTTGCGTTGTTTTGTGCTTGCATTTCTCTAGCGAACTTAGCAGGGTTTGATTTGTTGATATTTAAAGCTGATACATAGTTTGCAGCGTTATTAACTGCCTTCATGTATCTATCTTTCATTCTAAATTCACCTAAAACAATATCTTGCTTAGTAATCTCATTATTTACATCTCTATGAGTAGTAATCTCTATGATACGAACATAAGCATTCAAACCGATTAAATCATCAGTAACGTTCACGATATCGCCAATCTTAGGTACTGCTTCAGGGAAATGTTTTCTTAAAGAAACGAAATCTAATGTAATTGAAGTTTTAAGACTTTCAGCTAACGTCAACTCCATTGCTTTTTTAAGTGATTTCTCTTTTGTCATACGACCATCAACAACAGGTGGCGCATGACGTTTGCCAATCAAATCAGCTAATGGATGTGTGTATTCATACTGTAAGCTAGCTTCGTTGTAAGTTTGTTGTTCATCAAAACCACCATAACCTTTGATATAGGTATAACATTTAGATGCATCTTCTTGTATCTTGATATTGTTCGCATTAACGCCAGCTTTGATGTAATAGTTTGCTTTATGTTCAACTGTATCGTACAAGTGGAACGTTTTAGTATTTGGATCATATTCATATTCCAAAACGTAACGTTCTAAACCTTTCTTGAATAACTCAAGATTAGTATCATGATTACCTAAATTCTCAAAACGACTAGAAGTGACATTTGCATGTAATTTGTAGTTATATCCAGTACCCTTGAATACTAAATCAAAGTATTCTTTGCCTGTGTAACTACCGTTGTACGTTTCATAGACACGAAGGTTGTTCATATCATCAAGTTCGACCGGTCTAGCTTTGATACTTAATTTTTGCTTATCGCCAATGCTTGTTCTATCTAAGATAACAATACGATATTCTCTATTATCTTCATATCCACCTATATTACTTAAAGTCCACATCTTAGTGATAGCACCAATTGCGTCAAAAGTAGCTTTATTTTCGACAATTTCAAATTCTAATGAACTTTCTTCATTCAACTTCTCGTTCAACACTGTTTCGACATGTAGAGATTGCCCTACACCTTGTAATGTCTTTAACTCTATCGGCATGAAAGCAACCCCTTTCTACATGTAATATCTTTTGTGCTTAAACGTAATTTTTTGAAGTGTCTTAGTGCTATGGAAAGTATTCCAACCGGGAACTAATACAGGTTGTGTTTTAGTTTGGTTATAGTCATCAATTCTGATTTTATTTCTATAAGTGTGAATACCATCAAAACGGATAACGTCTCCAGCTTTAATATCTAAACCACTAATCTTTATAGCATTACTACCATTAGTGATATAGAAAGTTAAGCCTGATTTATCCTTAGCACTTATATTTTCACCTAATGTAAGTTCTACTATGCTATCTTGATTGAATTGATTGATAGGTACAGAACCACCGTAGTAAATATCGCCGATTTTTAAATCATAGAATGTACAACGTCTATGTTCTTCGCTCACTTCAAATGGATCTGCATCAACTACACCCCATTTATTGATGTTGCCAGTTTCTTTTTCTAAATCAGTGCTATAACCAATACTTTCAAAGTAAGGTAACTCAATCGTTTCAAACTCTATATCAATCTCTCCAGTAATCTGAGTAGTGTCAAATGATATTTCGTTAACTAAACCTACATAAATTTGTCTACCGTCAACATATTCAAGGGTAGGTTGTTGGTTTTTAGGTTCGAATATATTTTCAAATTTAATTTCAGTTTCAGAAGCAGCACGCTCACGTAAGTAATAATGCCCTCTTAATAACTCTTGAAGTTTAGATTTCAAAAAAGAAGCGTCACTAATTTTCTTTACATTGTAACGCAACTTCATTTCGACTGTTTTCTTTAATTCAGTAGTAGAATTATGGAAACGACCATTCACTCTATCGATATTGCTAAAAGAACGATCATACCCAGCACCTTTAACATCGTAAGAAACCACTCTTAGCATTTGTTTGGTAAAAGGGTTATCGCTAATATAATAATGTTGTTTATCTTTATAAATTTCTACGTCATGTAATATCAATTAACTGTCCCCCTTTAAAATAGTCCGAAACTTGCATCTTTAGAGTTAGTTTCTTCAATGTAAGATTTAATATAATCAACATCGCCCTCATTACGAACTGTTACATTAACGATAGGTCGATTGTTTTCTTGCATACTGTGTTGTACATCTTTAGTCATGTGAGCGTCAAGAGTAGTTCCTAAATCACTAGATACTCCGTCTAAAAAGTCGGGTTGTAAATCTACGTTGAAAGCATCCATAACTTTTAATGCCGCCAATTTACTTGCTCTTGCAGCTTTACCAGCATATCGTGCGATACCCATACCTAAACCAGTCATACTATCACTACCTAATTGCATGAATTTACGTGAAGGTGAATGACTATCTAAGGCACTTTTAGCAGCATTTAAAGCCCCCTTAGCAGCATTCCACGCAGCAGCTGCCAAATCTTTAGCTTTTTGAACGATACCACGTATCATTCCAGCTATCATATCAATACCTGCTTGAACGAAATCTCCAATAAAGCTACGCACTCGATTTAACGCATTACTCATGCCATTTTCAACAGCACCAACTACTCTAAAGAAACCGCTAACGACACTAGATACAAATCTAGCCATTGCACCGACGATAGCTGATACCCATTGCGCTCCGACTGATATAACTCTACCTAACGCAGAAACCATATGTGATCCAACGCTTGAGACAACTCTTATAAATCCACTTATAACAGAACTCAAGAATCGACCCATTGTACTAATGATTGAAGAAACCCACTGTGAACCGGTACTTACTACATAATTGTATGCTTGCACCATTTTGTTCCATACAGATTGTGCTACTTGACTAAACCATTGTGTGACACTGTTCCAAATTTGTGTAACGTATTGAACGATTGCTGACCAAATTTGAGTCCAACTTGTGATATTTGTACCAAGAATAGAATTTAGTGTATTGAAAATAAATTCAGAGATTTGGGTAAAAATTGATACTATCGTTTCCCAAATCGTAGTCATTACGTTTGAAATTGTAGTTTGTAAGGTTTGCCACGCACCCGAGAAGTCGCCAGTAATAAATTGAATGAAAGCAGTGAATAAACCGACGATCAATTGTACTGCAGCTGAAATAATTCCACCAATCGCAGTGAAAATTACTGAAACAGCCATCCATAGTGATTGGAAAGTACCGATTACTAATTGAATAGCACCCATGACTAAACCACCTAGAACATCCATAAACATTTGTCCTAGTTCTTGTAAAATTGGCATGATAGGTTTTAGTGTTTGTTGAATAGATGACCACAATTGAGTAAACCAGCCAACAATAGAACTAACAGCACCAGAGATTGCGTCAACAATGACATTCCACGCATCAATTATCATATTTCGGAAATCTTCGTTGGTTTTCCACAGATAAACGATTACGCCAACAAGCGCTAAAATAATGCCTATAACTATTCCAACAGGACCAGCTAAAGCACTAAATGCACTGCCTAATAATGGTAATAATCTACCTATATTAGCTATCGGACTAACTAATAAGCTAAATGCACCTCTTAAAATGTTTAATACACCTTTTAGAATGTTACTTGAAGCCATAAAACGTGCTATTTTACCTATGGCTCGTAATAGACTAACTCCAAATACATTAGATAATACTGTACCAACTGCAATAATTGGTGCTAGTAACGCCCACATCACTCCACCTAGTATCATAGCGATACCGAAAAATCGAGCGATAGCTGGATGAGTTTCAAACAACTTAGCAATGAAACCTACTAAAGCATTTACTACTTTAAGTATTACACTTGCTATTGGTGCCATAGCAGTACCAAATGCTACTAACGCTCTTACAATATTTCCGATTAGGTCCATGATTACTGGACCATTCTCTTGAACGTATTGTATAAACTTCTTGAAGCCTTCTGACTTACCAACTTGTTCTGACCACTCTCTGAATTTGCTAGTCATTTTGACTAACCAATCAAAAATGTTAGAACTGTTTTGAGCGAATGCTTTCATTAAGTTGCCGATACCAGCAAATACATTACCGAATATCTGACCTATTTTAGGTAAGTTCTCTTTTGTGTATTCAATAAATGACTTAATAGCGTTTTGTCCTTCAACACTATTAGCCCAGTTTTGAAACTTCTTACCTAAGTTATCTAAACCTTTAGCAGTCCATAAGAATAATGGACCCAGTTGAGTGAATACATTGATTAAACCATCGCCAAATCGTCCTGCTGCACTTAATAATGTGTTAAACGTCTTAACGCCAGTAGTGTTCATCATGTTGAAGAACTTGCTAGCTGTTTGACTGTTCTCAGCCCATTTTAAGACGCTCTGTGACGCTTGTTCCATTCCTTTAGAGATACCTGCTAAGAATGGTTTCATACGTCCTAAAGCTACGTTTACTGTGTCTAACGCGTTAGCTAATGTATTAAAGATTTGTGATTGGTTTTGTTTGATGATACTTTCCCACGTTGATTTAACTTGGTCTAAAGACGCTTGGTATCTTCTTGTTTGTGCAGTAGCTTGTAATGTTCCGTCATTTAACATTTTTATTGCACTTACTGCCATAGCACCAAATGCAAACGCACCACTTGCTGCTATACCAAATGCACCAGCTACTCCTAACACACCACCAGCTACTACGCCTAATGCGTTAGCTACTGCCATGATTGCAGGTACTAAACCAGCTATGATAGGGATAAGTCCTTGAAAACTAGCAATTAAGACACCTTTAATTTGTTGTCCAAATACAGTACCGAACGTACGAATACGAGTTGCTAATTGATCCATTTTATCGCCGTATTCGTCTAAAGAATCGTTTAACGCTCTAGTTAATACTTGCGCTCTTGTCATTCCTCTTGTATCAAACTTAACGTGTACGACTTTATCGTGTAATGTAGCTAAACTTAGCTTAGCGCCTAATACTGAACGTTTCAGATTACTGTTATCGCCTTTAATATCGACTTGTTTATCTCTAATTCTTTTTAATTCTGATTTAGCAAAAGAAATGACACGTCTTAACGGACTAGCGTTACCATCTATATCGACTTTATGTTCTCGCCAACGTTGAGCCATTGCTTTTGCTCTATTTAAGTTACGTTTGAATTTTGATATGTTAGCGTCTACTTCTGTTTCAATTTCATTCGGAATATCAGTCTTTGCCATACGTTGTGCTTTTTTGATATTTCTCTGGAAATTACTGATGATTGCGCTAATCTTAGCAACAAAATTCTTTTCCAATGGCTACCCTCCTTTTTGACTTGTAGCACGCATAGAATTTAAGAATCTACGTGTGCCTCGTTTTTGTACTTCTCTATTACGCTTATTTTGTGCTAATTTACGTTGTTTCATATGTTCATAGCCTTCTTCATCGTTACGAACAATATAACGACTACGCTCTATCTGTCTTTGCATACGTTTTAGAGATTTACCAGCTTGTACTAGGCCGTTAGCTTGTGCCATGAACAACATATTCTCTTGTTCATCTAACAACGCTTGCCTACGCCCTATTATCCAGTCCTTCCACTCATTAGGTGTTAAGCCCATGAGTTCGTCATAGGGTAGGTAGCCTATGTATTGACTGGTAATTTGTCTTATTTCTGAATAGTCGAGTAAGGTTCCACGCCCATGATTTCTTTGTAGTTGTCCTTCATGAACTGAATACCGTTCTTCGTACTCTCTCTTTCGTCCTCTTTCACCATAGTTGGTGCGATATTCATTTGTGTCCAGAATAGACGTGATTTCTGTTTGAAAAAACCACTATTATTTAAAATATCTAATGCACCTTGTAAAAGTTCTAATGTATCTTCTTTTTCTTCAATAATTTCTGATAAAGATAACTCAATATCTTCACGACTAGGAGCCTTCTTACCTAAGTAAGCAGTAGCACATTCCCAAAAGTCTGCAATTGAATTAGCGTCACGTTCTAATAAACCATTAAAGATGTTATTGAAACCAGCTACTTTATTTGTTTTGCCTTCATTATCTTTTTCTTCTGTCGCAAATTTTTCAGCTTTTTTATCGAATAAGAATGTAGCTTTTGCTTTAATTTCTTCATCATTAATAGTTAATGTCGTAATAGGGTTGATTGTATTTTCAGTCATTCTTTAACCTCTTTCTTTTTTATGAAATAAAAAAATAGAGAGCGTTAAGCCCTCTATTAAGCACCTGCACTAGGTGTACGGTTTTCGTATGTGTCTGTATAAGCTCCCATATCTTCCCATTCAACTGTTGGAGCAGCAGCACTCGGGTTAAGCCATTCAGGAGGAAGTGAGTCAACAGAACCATCTGCACTGTTAAATTTAACTTTTGCAGTGATTTCGATTTTGTCATCCTCATCATCAAATGACCATTCGTGTTCTTCTACAATTACATAAGCGAAAGTACCGTGATGTTTACCGTCACGTTTCTTAACTTCCCAGATCCATAAACGTAACTGTTTGAAATTTTTAACTGCCTCTTTTAAAGCTTCTTGACCTTTGTCGCCGGGTACACGGTCAACAGTTATTTTAATCTCTTCTTCTACTGAATTACGACCATAGTCTTTTTTGCCACCTGTAATCATTTCGGCTAAGTCATTACTGATTGTGTGTCCACCCTCAGCTAAACTAGCTAACAGAATAGCATCTTCTTCTTTTAGCTTGCTCGCTAAATCTTTATCAGCGATTTGTAACGCTGCAATGTATTTATTCTGCGCCATTCGTTACACTCCTTTGTAAAGTATTGTGTCTGTATTTAAAAACAAGCCGAATGATGCCGTGTTTTGTATACTGGTCAATATCAGTAATCACTTCTTGTGCATCAATTCGGCTTTTAATAAATGAATAGTTATTTATTTCTATTTCAGAATTTAGGACATAACCTAAAAACTGTATGATTTGCGACGCTTCGTTACGGTTATAAGTTTGGCTATACACATGAAATGTAATAGCAACATCTTCGACCATACTTGTCGTCGTTTCATCATTAGTGACGTTTGTTTCACCCACAACGATATATGGGTAAACAGCGTCTTTCTGAACGCAATCAAAAACCCTACCACCAAGCTGTTTGTTGATGATAGGGTTGCTTTTTAATTTGTTATATATCTCATTAAATAGATACCGTTCAACTGATACCCACATATCTTAACCACCTTATGAAAAATACTTATTGAAGAATGCTCTACCCGCATCAATAGCTGGGTTCCAGAAAGGTTGTGCATGTTGCCCTTTAGTAGTGTGCCATTGTCCGTCTGCATCTTTGTAACGCCACGGGATATTCTTTGCACGACTACCACCGGGACCAGTAGCATATACGCCAGTACCATACTCCACATATATAGCGTAATCTGCACCAACGTTAATTTTTGATGAAAAACCACCGTCGTAGAACTCATAGCTGATACTTTCACGTAACCAACTTGTATCTACTGGTGCTAACGTTACTGCTGTGTTGTATATCTTCATTGTAGTTCTAGCAATACCTCTCTTAACCCAACGTTCCATCTCGTCTTTATAATCTTCGAGTTCTGCAACTAAGGTCCAGTTACCATATTTCACCTTAGCCAAGTGGACACACTCTCAATCGAGTAAGATTGATTTCTTGTTGTCCGCCTTGATCTATCGGCTCGCCTACTACTTCGTAAGTTTTACCCTGATATTTAAATAAAGTTTTGTTAGTGATTGGCACGCTGTACGGAGTATATAGGTTTCTATCGTAATCTTTATCCATTTGATGAAACTTGAGTTGTTCTGAAGAATTAGGTGTGTCCATAAAGCCTTTTATTACTTGTTCGCTTTTAAAGCGCTCTTTCTCTTTAGGATACACACCTACTAATTCTCTTGAACCCATAGCAATACGATGGGGAAATTCGTCAAAAGGGTTAAACATGATAACCACTCCATCTTAGCTTTCTGAAAGGTTTTAAATGCTTATATGTCGCTTTAGGCATTTCAGTTACAAAAGTATAGCTAACCGTACCCATTGAACGTGATGAAATATTACCGTTTGCACTATATTTAATGCATTCAGCAATAAACTTCTCAACGCCAGTAGGTAAATGTTTAACGTCAAAAGTTTGGTTGCAATATTCTTCTGCTAACTTCAAATACTTAGGAATAAGCATTTCTATTTCGTCATCATGTGAAGTGTCATCAACAGACGTTTGATTGAGCATTTTCACATCGAGCGCATCCATTATTCTGCACCTTCTAATGCGTCGATGAGTTCAGATTTTTTCATATGAGAAAAGCCTTCAATATCACGTTGTTTAGCAAGTTCTTTCAATTCTGATACTTTCATACCATTTAAAGCTACTTGCTCTTCTACACGCTCTATTAAAGGCTTATTTTGACGGTTATTTTTTGTGGATAATTCAGTTAATCGTTCATCACTTACATCTAAACCATTGCGAGGGAATGGATCCCCTACATGATACGCATGGTAATTGTCTTGTAAGTCTGTGAAGTATTCGATTACTTTATACATACGTCACTTCCTCCTTTTATGCACTTGTGTCTGCGTTTCCAGCACCTTTAGTTACTTTAACTGCTTTAGATTCGTCATATAGGTATGCTACATAGTGTTTATCACTGTATAAAGCAGTTGCTTTACGTGAAGGATCACGGTCAGTTTCTAAGAAGAAATCACGTTTAGTGATTAATTTAACTGCACCACGCTTAGCCAAAATAGCTTCTCCTTCTTCTAATTTGTTAGAACGTACAATAATTGCGCCTAACGCTTCACCAAATGCACCTTTAACAATGATGTCATCACCTAATTCAGTTGCACGAGTGAAGTTTGCTGATGCACTAGCACGTAATTTACCAGCGTCTTTAGGGTTTACGAATAATACCATAGGTTCTAAATCTTCATCGTTGAATGTGTCGATTGCAGTTTCTAAACCAGTTAATGTGCCAATATCTGCACTTACTGTTAATTTAGTACCTCGTAAAGCTTCTAATACGTCATTATCTACTTTGTTAGCAATAGCTAAACCGTGTTGACGTACTGCTTCGCCTTTAGGGTCGCCATAACCAGATAATAATGCTTCGTCTGTAATTTCAGTACCTTTACCGATTTTATGAATTTTAGCTTCACGTCTATTAGTTTCGATTTTGTCGATAGGAATTTTTTGTCCTTCAGGTACTACTGTTGCATCTCCACTGTAAACGAATGCTGGGAATGTTAAAGTGTCTCCCGGTTGTCCTGCTAATGTGTTATCGATTTGTGCAAATTGAGCAAATCTTAATTTCTTATCTAACTCTGCTTGCATCATTGGTGCTAATACCTCTGGTACAACTTGGTTAGATAACATTGTTGTTCCTTGTGCCATATTTTATTACCTCTTTCCTAATTATTGATTAGAGCGTCGTATGTCTTTCTATCATTCACAAATAGATCAGTTCTTTCGTCTACGCTCATATTGTTGAACTGTTCTTGTGTTATTCCGCCAGTAACGTTTCTACCTTCATCCGGTGTACGTCCACTAGGCTTTGTATCGGCAAATAAATAAGGTTTAGACTCTTTAAGCGTTTCAATCGCTTTATCTAAACCTTTCACAGTGCCATTGTCTTGCAATTCCAACTCATCTTTGTTGATGAAAGCCAGAATATCGTCAGCATCGTTTGCGTCTTTAGCAACTGCCAACTTAACAGCGTTATTCAATTGTGATTCTTGGTACTTAGTTTGCCACTCTGCGTTTTTATTTTTTAATTCGTCGAGTTCTTTCTTTAACTCGCTATCGTCTTTCACAGAGTCTTGTAATTTGGCAATTTGTTCATCACGGTTAGTAATCTCTGCTTTCAACTCATCGATTTCAGCGTTCTTATCATTCAATCGAGAACGTGGTACCATACCTGATTTCGATTCATCAATAGCGTCAATCACTTTCTGTTTATCGATTTCACCGTCTTTAAATTGCCCTAATAATGCGTATAAGTCCATATTTAACTACTCCTTTTACGTTTTTAACGTGTTACGACACGAAAGTTTAAAATAAAAGAAGCAGTTTAACGACTTACTTCAGGTCGAGTAGTAGGTTACTAGCCTTTCCGTTTCCTTTTCTCCCAATCACGATATGTAGTGAATGGAATAACACCATCTTCTTTAGTTCTCATTACAGTAGGTAATTCATCTTCATCTATGTAATAAAGTAACTTACAACGACAATTAATGTTCTCTTTTGCACTTGCAGCACCCTTAAATAACTTAGGTGCTTGTGCAGTACAGCCACTCGAACGGAATACTTCATGCAATTTGAGCGATTGGCCATCCAAGTGTCTGTGAGAATGTCTTGTACGTGTATCTTTAGTAGCTAACCAACGTTTGTGCATAGATAAACCGTTATCTCTTGCTACCTTTGCACTATCTAAACCAGCTTGCGACATTGCTCTACCAGCTTCAGTACGTGCTACACGTTGTGCTTGCGCTTTAGACATACCTAAATCATCACGTAAGGCTTTAGCTATATGTGTGTACCCTTTGCCATTTACGATGCCTTTAGTGATTTCTATGCGTATCTTTTTAAGTACGTTGTTTCTATGACGTTCTAGCGTTGGTACTAACTTAATCAAGTCAACTGGTTGTTCTATGGCTTTCTGTATAATGGCTTGAGTTGGTACATCGAAGTCCATTGATGTTTGACTAGCCATTTCATACAAATAAAGGCTCATAAGATACTTTTCAATATAGACATTCTGTTGAGATTGTTTGATAATCTTAGCGACTTCTCTATAATCTTGTGTCAACATCTGTCCTGTACGTTCTAGTTCCTTATTGAGCCTGTTATACTTATTAAATTCAGTCCACGTAACGTACACGTCATCAGATTGATATTTAGAAAACATATCTGCTAATTCTTGTTTGATTTCTTTCAGACGGTTAGCAAACAGTATTTCTATCTCTTTTTCTGCTGTCATTATCTTTCTATCAATGTAACCATCGATATCATGTTGGTTGGTTATCTTCGGATTGTTGTTTTCTGCCATTCAAACCCTCCTCAATATCTGGGAGTTGTTGATTGAGTTCGATATTCTCTTGCTCTATTCTTTCCATTTCTGCGACTGGATCATCAACCCATGCATGATTAGCAATAACTGTTTCTTTAGATAAGATAGCAGTTGAGTTCATAGCAATTTGAGAGTTTTCTAACTCATTTACCATGATATTGAAGTTGAATGTAATCTCGATGTCTTGTACTTTGATATCTAACTTATAAAAATCAATGATGTATTGTAACAACTCTTGTAACGCAGTAAGCGTCTTATTCTTCAACTTGTTCGCTTTTAAATCTAAGTTGCTATACATGAATTTGAGTGCGATACCACTAGGGCTATTACCAAATTTATCTTGCTGGAAGTCCACACCTTGACCGAACTCGATAATGTATTCACGTAACATCTTTAAATACTCTTTAACAGAATCTACGGGTACTTCCACTTTAATTGTGTCTACTCCCGAACCTTCACCATCAACATTGATTGCTTTATAGTATTTAAGGTTATACATGAAGTCTTTTAAATTTTCTCCTTCATAGCCTTTTAAGATATAAATTAACTCAACAGACTCATCAAACGTATTCTGAGTATCAGATAAGCGTCTATCTAATGCATCAATAATCGTCTTATACATAAATAAGTCTGATACTTCTTGAGGGTTATTCTTAAACGGAATGAATGGTACACGTCCCCAATTCATCAACTTATTGCCTTGAAAATAATGTGGTTGGATATGGTCGTCACTACGGTAAAAGTCAGGGATAAGCTGTTCTTCTTGTAGTTCGTAGTACGTTACATCATCTTTAGTCCAATATTCTACTCTTTCAGCACCATCTAATTCATACACACGGATAAATGCTTGTAGTTCGTCTCTTTCTTTATTAGTCCAAATAGGAATAGCTTGTTCAGCAGGTACTCGGAATGTTTTAAATTCTCCTTGTTCATCAACATAAGGTTGTACCCACTCGATACCTTTATTGCTTGCAGCAGTTAGAATATCCACTAACTTGTCATCCCACTTATGATTAAGTACGTGTTGAATAGTCTTGAGTGATTTCTCGTTCTCTGTACCAAATGTCACTGGGTTGGCTACTGTGTATGCGACTTTTTGGTCAACTAAGTTTTGATGGTAGTTAGTGTACATTCTCCAGTCCGGTTTAGTCTCATCATAGTCGCCGTTCACATCAGTTTTGAATGGTGCATCTAAAATATCCGGATGATGATTATAATATCGTTCTCCAATTGTGATGTTATCGATATTCTCTTTATGTTCTCTAATCAATCGCATTATCATTTCTTCTTGCGTTTCATATTTAGGCTTGATTTGTTCCATTATCGTTTCGTGATAAGGTCGTTCCCATGGCCAATTAATAATAACCACCTCGTTTACGTTAATATACTAATTTTGTTTTGACGCATATCACGTTCTAGCGCATATCTTGTAGCGTCTATTGTGTGATTGTCTTTGTCTTCTAATCTAGGTTTGACGTTACCGTCTTTGTCTGTTTCATAATCAATGTTTTCAAATTCTCTTGCGATATTAGGTGTACGTGTTGGATCAATTACAATTGCGTCTAAATCATCTAACCATTGTTCGCCATGTTCTACGCTGTCCGGTCCTTTTTTAACGCCTTTGATACGTCTAATACCGTGTTCTTGTTTCAACTCTGCAATAGATTTAGGCTCTGCACTATCTGCATATATCTCGTCAGACTGATAACCTCTACGTTTTAACCAGTTAGCAAACTCCCTATTGCTTATCTGTACACCATAGTGTTCATCAACTGCGTAGATAATACGTTTCTTTTTGTCGTAATGCCAACGTACAAACGCTAATGGATCAGTTGCATATCCAAAGTCGACAGCGTTGCGAATATTATCGAATGAGTTATACAAGTCATCAGGTATCTTCTCAAATCTCAAGTTATCGAATGGTACAACGCCACTACCGATTGCTTCTCCTAGATACTCCCAACGATATCTCAATTCGTTACGTTCTTTTGCACTTTCTGCCTCTTGAACAAACTGTTTAGATATATAAGGGTTATCTAAATACGTTGAGTGATGTACAAACGTATTAACAGGTTGAAAGGCACTCTCATACTTCTTATTCGCCCAGTGTTGTTTACGCTTAGCTGGGTTGTATGAGAAAAAGAATTTATAAAATAGCCCTTCATCCAATTCTCCACGTAACATTGAGTTAGTAATCGTTGTTACTTCATCTTCTGTTTTAAACTCGCCTAACTCTTCTATCCACATAATAGAAAAAGGGAACCGACTATCTTTTAACGACTTTAATCGTTCAGGGTTCTGCGCCCCTCTAAAGATAATTCTGTTCCCTCTAGGTATATATGCGATTTCCATAGGAGATACCTTAACTTTGAACAAGTGTGATACCTTTTGTTCTTCTATCGCCCATTTAATCTGTTCAAATACAGATGTTGCTAATGTGTTATCTGTCTTACGGACTACAACAGCGTTCATAGGATAGCGCATGATTAGTTGTGTAATGATGATGGATATATCAGACGATTTCCCGCTACCACGTCCACCTTTAGCGACTACATTTAATATATCTTTGTTCTTAGTTGCTCTCCATAGGTCGTGAAAGTGTTCGGGAATGAGTTTAGATAAATCAATTGATATCGTCATTGAACTGTACCGTCGCAGTTGTTTCAATTTGTTGCTTGTCCGTCCACATCATGTAACGTTTACCTAATAATTCTGCTGCTTTCGTTCTAGCATTTGTATCAGATCGTTTTTCTAGTTCTTCTACTTCCATTTCTCCACGACCTACTTGAATAGGTATAAGTTCTTGGTCAGTGATTTCTCCACGAATGACCGAAGTAAGATAGCGAAGTATCTCATCTTGGTCTGCGATTGACTCTTTTTTCAATTCTTCCATTCGTTTGTCTATATATGCTTTGACACTCACATTTTCCAACAATTTAACTACATTACCTTTTGCATAACTTTCGCTATAACCGGCTTTAATTGCCGATTGATATGCGTTACCTGTCTTTATATATTCATCTGCAAATACTTGTTGTTTAATGCTTAGCTTCGTCATCGTATAATACCACCTACTTTACGTTAATAACTCTATATATTTGTAATAAAAAAGACTACCCGAGTGTTCTCTCGGATAGTCAAATATCTAAATTGAAGGAGGCTGATTAAACAAACATTTTGAATTTCATTCTAAATTAGATTATGTAAGATACCATTGAAACTGCCTACCTCACAGATAGACAGTTCAGCAATCGGACGCATAACATCTACAAGATGATAAGTGCTTATCCAATCGCTTGTGTTTGGTATATCTCCGGGTAACTTATAAAAACGCTACACTAGGAGATAACTCTTACAGTATCATAATAACGACTTTTCGCACGGACTTATACCCCTTTTAAGTTCACTTACACATAACCAATTAATTCAGCCAACTTATTAATCATTGCGTTGCGTCGTCTTAATATACTTGATTTGCTTGTTCCAAAGTATTCAGCTAAATCTTCCCACTCATAACAACCGATAGGACATTCCCAGTAACGTTTGTTAATCATATCGAGTGTATCTTCATCAGCTTCTTCAACTAGCTTATCAACACCGTTCACAATGTTGCTTAACATCACATACCGTTTGTTACTTAACTTCTTAATCGTTTGGCGTTCAATTGGGTTACCGGGTAGATTACTTTTTCCAGCACCTACATTCTCTGGTTCGTGATTTTCTAATAATTCATACTCACAAACCTTTAACTCTTTACGATAACGTTCTACATGTTGGATATATTCTTCTAACTTTCTAATATCATGACGTTCAATCGTTATCACTCTACTACCTCCAAATTAGGTTTGTTATATAACACTTTCCCACCACATTCGTCTGCAAAAGATTTTGCTGCTTCAACTGTAAAAAATGATGTAGCTTCATAAATATTTTTAACAAATACCTTTTCGTTTCTAAAATTGTACGTGTTGAAACGGTTAGGTATTTTTAGATAGATGCCCTCGTTCACTTCTACAATATACTTAGCATATTCAACTTTCTTCACATGTTTAGTGTTTCGACATGCCCTTTTACATGCGTCTAACGACTTTTTTACTTGGTCATTTTCTTCAAGTTTAACTTTTAGTCGTCTTAACATTTTTTGTTTCTTTTTGCGTTGGCTTATATATAAGGAAAATAAAAGTCCAATAATTGATAATAGAATTAGTTCTACAATTAAATCAACCACTACTCACTCACCTCTGCTTTAATTCTGTTTAAATCAATCTGATCCCCGTCCATCGCATAGTCATTCGGTGCAGTATCGATATCATCTTTGCTTTCTAAAATAGTGATGAGTAGAGAAGTGAGATACTTCCCTAACTCATACATAGCGATTAAGAATAAATCTTTGAGTATGCGTTTAAACATCATACTTACCTCCTAATCTATGATAGTTATGCCCACAATGATTACATCTCATATATTCGATTGGACTGCTATAATCTTTGGCCATTAGATTTCCACCTAACATTTTGCAATTAGGACATTCACTTAATCCTGTGATTTTCTTATATTTCTCTTTCGCTTCTTCCTTATCCTCTGCCTCTACTAATGTTATACGTTCATTCTCTCTAGGTTGTTCTACATTGACATGCACATACCCTGTGCTATCTGTGAATTCTCTGATTAGGAATTGTTTCACTTCCCCATCACCTCTTTCACTTTTTCTACTATGTCCTTATCCTTCGAGGTCTGCTTCTTTGATGAATGTGCCATTGATTGTCTTTCCTTTTCTCCCTTTAATCTCGTCATATGCATACTGTAAACACTCCTGTAACGTCATATCATGTTGTTGTGCCAATATAATTAATGTAACGACTGTATCGCCTATACCGTCTTTTAATGCATCCATTTGCCCACGAGATAATGCTGATGCAACTTCGCCTGCTTCTTCATAAAATTTAAGTGCTTGTCTATCTGAATTACCATTGTGTAAATCTTTATCAATACTCCATTGTTGTACTTGTTCTACTAATTGATCTAGTGTTAATTGATTAGTCATTTTTCATTCTCCCTTTTTCAACATCTAACATAGTTTGTCTTAACATTAATCCAGTACGTTTTATTCTTTCATTTGATATTTCCGGTTTATACGCATCCCAATTGGGTTCCAAATCTCTACGTTTTTCAAGCAGTCTTGTGTATTCTTTGCTTAGCGCTATTAAAGTATCTAACGTGTCATTCATTTATTATTCCTCCAAATCACTTAATAAATTTTGGAACTCATGCGTCCCATCGAGTTCATCCATGCGTTTTAAATGCTTACCTAATTGATACAACATGCCTTTTTCGCATTCACCACTAGTCGTTTCAACATCAATTACTAACACTGGATACATTTCGATCATTTCTTTCTTTAAATCTATCCACGCCTCTGCCTTCCTTTTCACTTCTGCCATATCATTGATGAGTTCATCACGTTGCTTACGGAAACTGTCACGTTCACTTGCAATATGATTTGTTAACATCGTTGATATTGTTTCTCTATCTCTGGTATACATTTAATCGCCCTCCCAACCGTCTTGCCAGTTAAACACTCTAGTTATTTGAAACATAATATTTTGTATGCCACTTAAAATTTCGTCATCAATATCGATATTACTTTCAAACAATCTATATTCTTCTGTATTACTACCTTCAAAAACCGCACTAGAAAAACCATCTCTAATACATTGAAATTTAAAATCATAACCATCATATTTAACATGGCATTCTAATTCGTCATTGTCGTTTTTGTATATTTTTATCATCTAAAACACTCCCTGTTCTTATTGATTTGGTAGTCCATTACTCATTACTTCGTCATACGCTATATCGTCATTTAATTCATCTATCAAATCGCTTATCTCTTTATGCGTCATTGCTTTTATTTCTTTGCGACTGTAATCAGTAAGTGAAGTTTGATTTTGTAAACTGTCAACATACTCAACTTGTTTATCTGTTGCCATTCCTTACACACTCCCTGTTCATATCCTTACTTTCTGTCGGCACTCGCATTGTTACATGTACATTCGTCATACGAATAACAAAACCTTCAATACCCATAGCCTTTAGTTCGTGCTGCACTTCGGTAGGCGATTTACCTTTTGTTTGATATTTATACGTTTGTTTTACTGTTTTATTTAACTCAAAAATATTGGTCATGAGACTAACTCCTCGCATATCTCATCAAACGTTTGAATACCTCTACCGTCAGTGATATCCATAATCACACCATACACATATTGGTTGATACTGAATTCTGCTCGGTCCTGTTCATCTGAAATGTGACCAGTTCCTTGTCTAATATCAGTACATTGGACGTAAATCTTAATATCCTTCTCACTCGCTCTTTTAAGGTGCTGTGCATACCCCATTTCGCAAATTGTCCCTTGTGCATGAGGTAAGTAATCGAATATCATAATGTTACTGCGTTCCATACCCTCTGTATCATTAGCTACAATACGTTCTGCTAATTTATCTTGCTTAGCATTAGCTTTATCATTGATGCCCTTATCGTCATGTGGTGCATAGACTTTAAAACCTAATCGCTGTAACTCTTGCTTTTCCCACTCTCTACGCATCTGTTGGCCAATACTAAGCATGTCTCCACCTAAATAAATCATTGTTGTGCCTCCATTTTTTCAATCAATCTATCTGCATAATCTCTAGCTTTTTTAATATCCGCTAATTCATCATTTTTCCGACCTGCACGAACTGGATATTTGACCATGTTACCTTTCATAAAGCCTTTAAATTCATCTAATGAAAGTTGTTGGTACAAGAAATCGATGACATCTATATCTCCACTACCTTTGTAATGCTGAGGTGTGTTGTGGTCTACATCTCCCGAAAGATCTACCTTACGAGTAAATGGTTCTTCCACTCTCACAAAGTCATCATTATCTGTAAGTGTGAATTTATAACCACCTGCATTCTCAACCTCTGCGTACCAAACTGTTTTTAAACCTTTTTCTATTGCATACACACGATTGACTATGGCCGTTTGCATAGCATTAATACCTTTAAATGCTGCTTGGAACTGAACAATATTATCTACTTTCAAATCAATTATTCTTACATTTTCCATTCCGCTACCCCCTCTGCACATTGCCATATTGATCTGTCTTGACTTTAACCACAAGATTATTTTGTACTAGATTTTTAAAGTATCTAGTGTTCACTCTGTGCTTAGCAACCTCACGTTCTGCACGTTTAGCCCTAGCAATACGTTCTTCTCTACGTTTACGTTTCAACGCTCTTTCGTGTCTAAGTTCAGCTTGCTGTATCTCATACAACTGCTTAGCTGTTAATTGCTTTTCATTTCTTTCGTACGTCTGCACCATATTGATAAACTCCTTTGCCATGTATTAATTCTGGTCCACGTAAACCTTCTTTATATCTTTTACGAACTGTGCTATCTGATACATCAAAATATTTATACACATCACATAATCTGTAACGTTTACCATCTAAATTCACTTTCGGCATAGTGTCACTTCCAATCCGCGTAACTGACACTAACGTCAGTAATGTTTTTGATATTATCTAATAAATTGTCAGGATCATTTTTATATCTATTAGCGTAATGTTCGATGTAGTTTTCTCTATCTGCATGTTTGTTTATCCAAATAGGCTGTTCTACTTCTACAGTTAAATCGAATGTGAGTTTTAGTGTTTCTTCCTGCATTGATTGTTCTCCTTCTTACGCTCCCTGCGTACTTTGATTAATTCTTCATATGTTATCCACTCTTGACCTGTGTATTTAGGTGCTTTGCATATCCATGTAAGTTTGACTTTCGGATATTTATGTCTAAACATTTTCGCTTTCAACTTCGCTACTTCTGTTGGCATACCTTTTACATCTATCACTTCAATCAGCACATCATCTTTGAATAGTGCAAAGTCAGCGATATATTCCGTTTTACGTTGCTTATCGAGTTTAGGTATTAATTCATATCCAGGTTGCAACTCGATGCGATCATACCCATCACCTAAATTATGTTCTAAATATTGGTAGTAGTCGCATTCGACTTTGCTATCGAACACGACACCTTTATATTCAACTTTCTTAGCATTGTATTTACTCACGTTGTCACTCCTAGAATTCAAATATCGCTATTTTAAATATTTTCAATTCTTAATTTTGATAACTCACAATATTCTTCACTTACATCAAAACCTATAAAATTACGTTCTGTTTTAATACAAGCAATTGCAGTAGTACCACTGCCTATAAAAGGATCTAACACTAAATCACCTTTATTAGACCAACTTTTGATATGATCTATTGCCATTTGTTCTGGAAAAGCAGCAGGATGTTTATGCACTGATAAATCTTTTGATATAGCACCTCGATTTACTGAGTAATACCAAATGTTGTTTTTTATAGATTCTTTTTTTACTGATTTATTTGAACCAGTCATCTTTACCAAATCTTTTTTTATTCTTTCTGTGCGTGCCTGTTTTGACCTTTCCATAGTTTTTGTTAGCTTTCTTAATAGGGTTAAAAGCCTTAGGTTTACCTTTTGAAAACACAAACATATATTCAAATTGTTGTTCATATCTATTGTGTGTTAGTGGCAACGGATTGTTTTTGGCGAATATCATAGTATCGTGCAATCTAAAACCGATACTTTTAAAATACAAAGCCTGTTTAAATGAAGTACCTGTTTCTGAACCTTTAACAGTTGAGTCATTAACTACCCAAACTAATACTCCACCGTTTTTAGTAATTCTATATATTTCTTTAGCTGTGTTTTCGAAATCAAAATTGAAACCATTGTATTTTCTTAGATTGTCATAAGGTGGCGAAGTTATTGTTAAATCTATTGAGTTTTCTTCGATATTTCTCATGCCGACCAAACAATCTTCGTTGTAAATTTTATTTAGTTCCATTCACTCACTCCTACATATCAAATATCGTTGCTTGTAACCCTAGTTCTTCTTCGTACAGAAGCTCATATACGCCTTTGAAATGTTTCAACTCACTATCAGTCATCTTTTTATATTTCTCGCTAAAATGAGCGCCTGTGAGTGTTTTGACGATGTTTAAATTAGGCTCACGTTTCTCCACCTTTATTTCTTCTGTTCCGTCAGGTCTATAAAGGTAATACTTTTCGATAATTGCCATCTTTATCTCTCCACTTCGTTTCTTTTTCAATAATGTCTTTCACTTTCTCATAGCCATCGAAAGGAGATATCTTTTTCTCTTCCAGCAAGCGATTGATAGCCCGACCAACTTCAATCAGTAACGTTCCAATAAGTTGATCGTTGATATAATCTTGTCGGTACATCGTTCCAAGTAGTTTCTTATATTCGATAACCGTCATGTCATAAACCTTTGTGTACGTTTGTAGTATTCGAATTCGATGACACCCGTTTCTCCGTCTTTATTCTTTGCAATATTACATTCGACAATCGACTTACCAAGTTCATCTTCTTCATTTTGGTTATAATAATCGTCTCGGTATAAAAGCATGGCCAAACTTGCATCAGCCTCAATTCCACCTGCTTCTTTCATGTCAGACAACATAGGTCGTTTGTCATTTCGACTTTCTACACCACGACTAAGTTGAGAAAGTAAAACGATAATTGCACCAGTTTCGTTTGCTATAATTTTTAAATCACGACTAATTTTTTCAATACCGTTTCTACGGTCTAATTTGCTATCTGTTTGCATTAATTGTAGATAGTCGATGAATATTACCTGTTGCTTATCTTTGTTCTTCATGGCTTGCTTACGGACTTCCTGGGTACTTACATCGCTTTGTGAATTGACATCTATTTCAAGTTTTAATATTTCGCTTGCAGCACTTGTTAATTTAGTTAAATCATCAGCGCTTAAATCTGATTTTTTCTTAATACGTGACAATTCAATTCCTGTCGCTGCAGATAACATTCGTTCTAATATTGCTATGCCTGTTGTTTCTAAACTAAATAGCGATGTTTTATAACCTTGTTTAGCGATATTAAGCATCATTTGAAGCGCGAACCCTGTTTTACCTACTGAAGGTCGTGCTGCAATCACAATGAGTTGTGTTGGCTCTAAACCGCCAATCTTATAGTCCATTAATGGAAAACCTGTCTTAATGACTTTCTTAGGTTCATCGCTATACAATTCTTCTACAAACTCATCTACAATTTGTTTTGTACTTGTTTCATCTGTCGCACTAATCAGTGATACTTGATTTAAGTCAGTAACCATTGCTTCAAACGATTGCATGTTAGGTGATTGGTTAAATTCATTGATTACTTCATTCGCTTGTGATATTTGATAGGCTTCCAATAAATTTTGTTGATAGCGTTCAAATATGCCATAACCAATAAAATCTGAATTGTATAGTTTTTGTATCGTGTCGAAATCTAAAAAGTTTTTATTCTTTGATGTTTCTAAAAATATTTCTTGATGATCCACCTTGCCGACTTCAAATACATATTCCATAAATGTTCTAAAGTCGTCGTAATAGAACATATAAGGTTTAATACGCAACTTTTCGATAAGTTCAGGTTTTTTTAGCAAACTTGAAATAATCGTACTTTCAACGTTTCTGCGTTCATTCATGGTTGTTCACCTCGAACTTTCTAAGTTGTTCTGAAAAATCATCAAGTATCTTTTTTCGTGCAGCTACATATTCGGGGTCGTTTTTCATTCTCCAACGATGCTCTTTTACATCATCTGGCGCCTCTTCATATTCCATTTTCTTAGGTGCTTTTCTCATAATTTTAGGTAAGTTAGGTGGATATGAATTGCCGGAATTAATGTAGTTGTTTAATGTTTTTAGTGTTGGTTCGTAATCTCCATTTTCGCTAAGAACTTCTATCCATGTTTCTAACTTTGGTTTGTCGAACTCTAAATTATAGATATTCCTAATTTTTTTGATGATTTGTAATGCTTCTTTCTTAGTCATACTCATTACTCATCACCTAATTCTTGTTCCATCGCTGCAATTAAATCGTCAGTTTCATTAGTTTTCTTTTTCTTAGGCGTTACTTTAGCTAGTGCTTTCTCTTTAGTATCTACACCTTCGTTATTCCAATTTCTTAATACTTTAATTAGGTAGTTAATACCTTTCTTATTTTGTTTACAGTAATTAATAGCTACTGTTGTTATCTCTAATTGGTTTCCTTTAATAAGATTGAGTTCATCTTCTAACTCTTGTACTTTTAAAGGACTTTGTATCATTTCTAATTCATTACTAACCAACTGAAAGATTTGTGATGTGTCACTGTCACTATTTATACTTGTATTATTCTCTCTTGTATTATTCTCTTCCGTCTTTTTATGGATAGGCTCTCCATTTTTTTGTGGATAGCCCTCTCCATGATTTAATGGATAGGGTGCTGTAATATAAATTTTTCGTTCGGTTACAGTCATGTTTTCATCTCTAATAACCACTGTGTCGATATAGCCTTTTTCTTTTAAATGACTTATCCAAGTAGATACGGTTTTCTTATGAACGTTATATAATTCTGCAAAGTAGTTATTGCTAGCGTATGAATAACCGTATTTATTCGATAAAGCAGTTAATTCTCCATACATGATGATTTCCATTGGTTTTAACTCTTTATCATATCTAACGTGTGCTGGAATGATTGAGTAATAGTTAGGTTGTTCTTTCAATCATCTCTCACTCCTTTCAGCATTTTATTTAGTCGTTCGTCCACATCCACCCAACTATCTGTTAAGTGGTGTTTATTATTGAATGTGTCCATTCCTATTTGGTGCTGTTCGTTATGATGAGATCTACATAATGCTAATACTTGATTTCCAAAGTGATTAATCTTCGTTCTATCTCTGGCACGTCCTACTGCAAATCTATGTGCTAAGTCAGAATGTGGTTTTCCACATATAACGCAGTTGCGATTGACCGTTGACCAATATAGAAACGCTTTATCATTTTTAAGTAGATCGCTTGTTTTATAGTTGAGTGGGATATTGTTATGAAACACCCAGTCGAGAATGACTTCGATTAATTGTCTAGCTTGTCCTCTTGAACAATTACTTAATGACAAGCGTTTATCATAGCCATTTAGAAACGTTATATAATCTTGGAACATTTGCCTCATATACTCTCTTGGTTGTCCTGTATAAGCCTCTATGTCGTTACAGAGAGCAAACACTTTTCGTCGCTGTTTATCAGTGATTAGGAATGGATCAATAGCTTTAACTTCACATTCAACTTCTAGTCCGTTATCTAGTAATAACGATGTTTTGTTGTCTATATCTACACCATCAATGACAACGGTTGTTGTACCGTCATCTTGAGTGATGTAATTTTTGATTTTAGGCAATTAAATCAGTCCAATCAGAAAGGAAGATCTTCACTATCTAGGTCATTAACTCTATTATCATTTGCAAACGGGTTATTACCTGCTGGCGCTTGTCCTCTTTGTTGTTGAGGTTGGTTGTTTTGTTGGCTACTACCTTTGCTGTCTAAAAATTCAATTCTGTTAGCAATCACTCGTACTACTGAACGATTGTTTCCTTCTTTATCTTGAAATCTATCTTGTTTCAAATTGCCTTCAATTAAGATTTTGCTACCTTTACCACAATAGTCAGTGACTAGTTGAGCAGTTTTACCAAATGCCGCAATGTCAAAGAATGAAGTGTCATCTTTTTTGAATGGGTTGTCTACTGCTAACGAGAAGTTAGTTACTTGTGTTTGTCCTGCTTGTTTTAGTTCTAAGTCTTTAGTGATACGTCCTGTTAAAATTGTTAAATTAGTCATTGCCATTCTCCTTATCTAATTGTTTTAGTCCTGCATCTAATTTTTGATGCGCAACTGCTATATCTTTTTGAGTTACATTGTTAATATTTTGAATACCTAACCAACGCATTGTTTTATCAAGTGTTGCATCTCTACCTTTTTCTTTTGATAGTGTTACGAATTGTTTAATACGTTCTTCTAAATCTGCAATATCGCTATCGTTTACATCTGGTCCTTCTTCGCCTAAATATAAATAGTTGCCTAGCCCAAATTTAGCTGCACATTTAACCATGCATCGCTTAGTCGCTTTGTTAATATCAAATATTGCAGTAGCACTTCCTACGGTTACCGGTTTGTTTCTAAAATCTAATACTGGTAGCCATTCACGTTTAGTTACACCGAATACTGTTAATTCGACGCATACCATGTAACCTTCGTTGGTTTTGAGATAGGGAACAAAAAAGTTTTCATTTGTACTATCTGGATAAGGAAATTCAATTACTCTTTCTGTATAATTTGGATCTTCTTTAGTTAATTCTTGTTGTACATACGCCCACGATAAGTAATTCAAGTTTTGTTTTTTCTCAACATGCGCACTTACATCTCTACTGTTTAATTCTCTAAACTTGTCTGTGAAGCTAGGTTGTTCAGTCATCTACTTCACCACCAAACTAACAGTGTGTTTCAACTTTGCACCCGGAACGTCTTTACCGTTTTTCAAATCATCAGTAAGCATTTTAGAGTTGAGTTTTGGTGCTTGTGATACCCAGTATTCTTTAGGTATTAATTTTTCATCTATGACCTCTTTACTTGGTCCATTACTACGTTTGTAAATGTAGTTAGTAGATGTGCGGTACTTATCCAATTGACGTTGTTCTAACATGTCGAGTAAATAACCTTTTAATTTATCAGAAAGGTTAGATTTCTGTTTTTTAATTGCTTGTAGACGCTTTATTTCTTTATCTATTGTTTCAATGTCAGCATCGACTGAACGCTTTAAGCCGATTGTGTTATCAACTTTTATATTTAATTCTTCTTCGATGCTATCCAATGTATCTTTTAAATCTTCAAACGAATAACCTTCGTCTAATTTGTTTAAAACTTCTAAATAGGCTTGAGTTAAGTTATATGTGTTTGACATTGATATACTCCTCCAGTCGTTTATTCGCTCTGTCTGCCCTAGCATCTGCGCTTTGGTACATCTTGATATAATGATTGATACTGTCATTCAAAGCATCTATATGTTCGTTTGCAGTATTTAATTGGCGTTGTAAATAGCCATTTTGCAGACTAACTAGCGTTAAATCGCCCCTATCTTTAAGTAGGTTGTTATATTCTTTTAAAGATATAGTTACCTCTTGCATATATGTGCCTCCCGTTATATGATTAAGTCGAAATTCATTTTATTAGTGCTTGACTGTTAGTCGTTGCAGCGACTTTCAGTCTTTTTTTATGCCAAAAAAGTCATTTGGAGTTACTTCTAAAAAGTCGCAAATCTTTAGAATAGTCGTTGCGCTTGGATGTGGCGTTGTTTCATAATAAAGTCCTTGTAAAGTTGTTCGTGATATTCCGGTACCTTTGTATACATCTTTTATTTTCAATTTTCTAATAGCTAACAAAATTCTAAATTCATTTTTCATTTTCTTAATTCTCCTTTACTTGAAAAAATTCATATTCGAAAAACAAGTATGTGATTACTGCTGTAACCATTGCTATTGCTACTGCGTTAGTGATGAAGATGTTTAACATCATTGCTAGAAAAAATATTGCATTGAACATCATGCCTGAGATTAAGAATGCTTTATCGTGTGATTTCATGTTTATCTCCCCTTTCCGTGAATTTCTTCGAAATGTTCATCAATGAAAGCACTCATTTTTCTAGCGTTAAATCTCCAACGGTTCAAACTTTCATCCGGATAATGCGCGATGCCTTGCTTTTTGAGTAATTTTTCAAACTTCGGATTGAATAGTAATCTGTCTTTGATAGTTTCGTCAGATGACATTTTCAATTTGCGTTTCAATTCTTTTAAGTCCCAAACTGGATCAAGTGAGTAGCTTAATAGTTCTTCGTATTCATCTTTAGCGACAAGTACGTGTGTGTCGGGTATTGGTACAGATACAGTTATAGTTTGTTCCATTTAATAACACTCCTTTCATGTATAATTTGGTTATCAACCTAAGGAGGTGATAACTATGTCTGAATTATCTATTGAGCAACGCGCCCATGATTTAGCTTTATTAAAAACTGAAATTTTAGCTAATCAACAAATTGCTGAAACTGGCACTGTTAACATCGAGCTAACGCGCGAATATGCAATTGCTTATGCTGAAGCTAAAGATGCTTTAGAAAAAATTTTTACTAAAGACCAAGATTAACTCTTACTTTTCTCGCATTTTCTTTATTTACAACTCTAGTAAGTATTTCTGGTTTTAAACTTCTCTCAATCTTTACGACCTTCCACGTCACAACTGCCATTGTGATGAGGAGGGTTGTTTTGTATAAAAATTTCATGGTTATGCCTCCTTTAAGTTGTTTGTTCGATTGTGGGTATTAAAGTTCTCCTGCTAAAAATTTATTAATAAAGTATTGTTGACCTTTGCCTGTTACTTTTGGTGTACGTGTAATCTTGCTAGATCCATCAGGATTGTTAATTACACGTTTCTTTATATCTAATATTTCTAAATCCATACTTTTTTGAGTTGGTAAGTTATAACTTTCGCCACTCTTTTTAATTAAGTAACCGTTGTTTCTTAACCATTTGAATAATCTGTTTTGCCCAACATCAACACCGTTTTGTTTAAGTAATTTCGCTAATTCTCCTACGAGTATTGAGTTTTCACTACCAGCAACTGAATCTGCGAATAGTACTTTAGGTTTGTTGTCTTTGATTTGTTGTTCGAGCGTTAAATTATGTTCTTTCTCTTTCTTATACTCAGTTAGAATATTGATAATATAATCTGGATTATTTAATGTGTTTTCGATTACGTTATCTGTTGCATACAGTCCATGTTTGCGAATTGAAGGCAGAACATCTTCAAACACCCATTCTTCAAATTCATCTGCTTGTGGCAATTTAGAGCGTGTGATTAATCTATATAAATTACCTTCATCAATGAATTTCTTACGCTGTACTCCACCATTGGAAAGGACGTCGTGATTTACGACCCCCTTATTTTTAGTGTGACGACTAATTGCATCACGGGGGTTTGCATATCCTAAAATTTCTGCTACTTGAATTGCTGGAAACCATTCCTTACCTTCAAAAGTTAAGATTTCTAAATTTCCGAATTGTGAATTTTTAAAAACCTGTAATTCATTCATTTTTAAGTTCCTCCTTTTTAAGTTGTTTGCGGTTCTTTTTCTTCAACTAAAACGTATTTAAAATACGATTTATCTTTTAAAAAAATAATCTCATCAATTGAGACTTCTAACGTTTTAGCAATTCTAAACGCTTCTTTAGGTCTAATCATATCAGGATTGTTCTCCCAGATATTATAAGTTGAAGATGATATACCAAGAGCCTTAGCAAATGTTTCTTGAGTGTGTCGTCTTCTTTTACGCCATTCTTCTAAAGTTAGCGTTTGATTAGTATCATTCATTTTGTTTCCTCCTTGCTTAAGAACTGACTTAAGTATATCGTATCTAAAATACGAAATCAAGCGTTTTTCATAATTTATTTTTAAAAAATCGAATTTTTATTTTTGATTATCGTATTTTATGTATTGAAATTATGATTTTTCATAGTATAATAAAGGTAGTTAAAAAAACACTATATAAGGAGGGTTTTGAAATGGCTTTTAAAAATTCGATAAAAGAAGTGCGTTTGAAAAACAAATTATCAAAAGTTGAAATGGCTAAAAAATTAGATGTTTCAGAAGGAACAATACGAATGTGGGAAAATGGTAAAAACGAGCCGAGAATGGGAATGGTTGAAAAAATTTCTAGTTTATTTAATGTTTCAAAAAGTTATTTGTTAGGTGAAGTGGAAGAAGTAGAAATGCCTAATATAAACACTCAATTCAAAGTACCATACTATGGTCAAGTGTCAGCTGGTAATTTCGAAACTGTTGAAGTAGATACTAAAGAATTAGAAGTTCCTGATATTGCTTTTAATGGTCGAAATCCTAAAGAGTGTATTGCTTTACAAGTGAACGGAGATAGCATGAACAAAGTGTTATCTAACGGCTCATATATCATTATACATGATTACAGACGCAACCAAGATTATAGATTGAATAATAACGATATCTTAGTTTTACGTTTAGGTGGAGAATATACTGTAAAACGAGTGAGACGAACAGAAACAAAATTACATTTAGACCCTATCAGTTATTCAGATGAGTTTAAAACGAATACATATGATATTGACAATACAGATGAAATTGAAGTGATAGGTAAAGTGATTTATAACTATCAAATTTTTGAGTAATAAAGGAGTATCGGGTATGAGTGGAGTTTATGAACAAGAACCAAAACACTGGGACGAATTAATAAAAGTCCCAGTATATACTATGGAACAATTAGAATATATGGTACAAAACGATATACCATTGACTGAAAACAAAGATGTTTATAAAGATTAACAGTGCCTTTCCGGCGCTTTAATATAATTTTATTTAAAGGAGAAATGTAGAATGAAAAAGGTTTTATTTTTAATATTTGCAAGTTTATTAGTATTAGGTGCATGTGGACAAGATGAGGATAACTCGAATAAAGATGATAATAAAAAGTCAGAAAGTAAATCTGACAAAAAGTCTAACGATCCAAAGAAAGATAAAAAATTAGAAAACAAGGATAAATCGAACAAAAGCACTAATGATGATAAACAACAAGCTAGTTCAGATGATAGTAATAATGATACTGCTAACAACGAGTATGAAAGCACATCTAAAAACGATAATGGGAAAACTCAAAATGCTAACGGTAATGAACGTCCACAAGGTAAGACAGTTCAACCAACGCAACAAAACAACCAGCAACAAGCTAACAACAACCAACAACAAAGTAGCAATCAACAATCACAAAATAACAATAATTATATGACGCAAGATGAAATTAACGAATGGAATAAAAACAAACCTACTACACATGATGAATCTCAAATGGGTTATGGACGTGCAGAATACGAAAAGGCACGTAAAGCAAGCGAACAAGTTTGGGATGACCCTAACGCTCATGTAGGTGGTCCAATTTGGGTAGGTAAAAACGAAGGTTACGACAGTTGGGCTAAAAGACAACAAGAGGTACAAAACACGCCAGCTCAATAATTTTTATGGGTAGTCCACCTACCCTTATTATTTTTTACCTTTTTTGAGGAGGGATAGCATGCAAACACGATGTTATGACGGTAAAAAATGGCAATACGAGTTTAAATATGAGGGTAAAAGATATCGAAAGAAAGGTTTTAGAACGAAACGTGAGGCGAATTCTGCAGGGTTAGATAAGTTAAATGAATTAAAGCAAGGTATTGAATACGAACCTAATTTAACGTTTTACGACTATTTTAAAACCTGGTGCGAAACGTTTAAAAAGTCAACCGTGACACCTAAAACTTACAAGTCCTATTCTTCTACTATAGAACACATCAATAACCACCCTATTGGTAAGAAGAAATTAAAAGACATTTCAAGATACCACTATCAAGATTTCATCAATGAGTTTTCAAAACATCATTCTAAAGAAACTATTAGAAAGCTTAACGGTTATATAAGGACATCATTAGACGACGCAGTATATGAAGGACTTATTGCAAAAAATCCAACTTTTAAAGTGAGTTATAGAGCCAATAACCCAAATAAAAGTGAAGATAGCAAATATATCAATCTAAAAGATTACGAAGTGTTAAAACAGCATTTAATGACTAAAGATAATGCATCATCACTTGTACTATTCATCATGATATGTACTGGTTGTCGTATAAGTGGTGCTTTGAATCTAAAACGTGAATATATCAACCAAGTTAAAAGTGAAATATATATTGATGAGCATAAAACAGATTCGTCCCCTCGCTATGTATCTATTAGTCAAAAAGACATGAATCATATCATCAAATCTATTGATCAGTTACCTAGAACTATCGACGGTACTGTATTTGGAGAATTGACAAACAACGCAGTTAACAAACGATTGAAAGTTTATTGCAATAATCTAGGTATCAAAGAAATAACTTCACATGCACTGCGTCATACTCATTGTTCATATTTATTAGCAAAAGGCATATCGATATATTATATTTCTAAAAGATTGGGACATAAAAATATATCGGTAACAACAGAAGTATATTCACATTTACTTGAAGAAACATACAAAGAAGAAGACGAAAAAGCAACACAAATTATAAGTGCAATGTGA